TGCTATTGTTAAAGTATTATCTGAGTTCCCACTACCTAAAGTAGCTGATAATCCAGTAGATCCAGTAACAGTTATGTCAGCTAAAGAACTAATGTGGAATGCTTCTACAGCACCACCTGATGTTGTTTGTTTACCAATAAACAGCTTAGATCCACCATTATTCCACCCAAGTTCTCCGTAAACTAAAGTAGGATTACCCGTAGCATCATAAGCTGAACTTCTTTTGACTTTTAATGTATTAGCCATATTTATCTCCTAAATAAATGTTCCCCCGTCAAGGGTTTTATTAATTAAAGATTGACTTGAACTTACATCTACAATATCGTCATTATTTGTACCACCTACAGTCTTATCATCTAATTGATTAATTTCTGAAGCAGTAGCAGTAACACCATTTAGTTTTGTCAGATCACTTTGAGTCACACCACTATCTTTTATTTTAGTGATATTGTTATCTATTTCTGTTCCTGTGTGTGCTGATGTATAGTTTGCCATATCTATTCAATAGGGAATAAGATGACACTATTCCATGTCTAATTCTTTATATAGGTCTTTATCTTTCATTCGTTTATGACCTCTACCTATATCATCTGAAAAAATAGTAGGTCTTCCAATAAGTCTAGTAAGCTTTCCATTTTCTGAGCATCCAGAAAAATCTTGGTTGCATTGAGTAAGTTTTTCGTCATTCATGCGTTGTTGAACTTCAAATTGTTTTCCACATGAACATCTGTAATCATAGATAGGCATTTATTTCTCCTTTTGTGAAATGAATAGGGGGGAAGTTATCCCCCCAATCATTATGCAATATTGTTAAAATTAACAATAGGCAAAGATGTGCTGTTAGCAGCGTGTGATAACGCAGCACCAAATAATACATCTGCAACAACAGAAGTAGCTAAATGATCGATGTCATAAGCTGACTGCACTCTAGGTGCTAATTGCTGTGCGAAGTAAACAGAATTTCTGTTAAATATGGTTGCTGTTTCATCTCCAGTACCGCCATCGTCATCCCAGTCAGTAGATGCGTAAACAGGCATACCATACGCCATCATTACATTTCCACTTACTAATGGGTTTGCGCCATCTCCTCTTTTCTGTGCTTCTGTGAACTCACCAAGAGAAAGTATTGACATATAAGCAGCTGGTGAACAATAAAAGAATGTATCTCCATCTGTATAGTCATAATTAGCGTCAAGAAGCTTTTGTAGCCCCTCTCTGACTTTAGCTGTAGTGAATGTGTTATCTGATCCTAAATCAACATCATTACCTGAAGCTTCTTGTAGAATATCGACAGCCAGATAATTCTCTACTTTTTTTGCAAGAGCATAGCCCATTGAACGAGCGTAAGCGTCAAACAAATCAGCAGATTCTTGTACTCTGACAATATCTTCAATTCTTTTAGCTTCATAGTGATGTTGATCTACAGAAAGTTGAATCACGCCATCGGTGTTAGCAGTATAAGATACTGGTGAGTCAGCTGATTTTGAAGCTGCAGTTTCTTCAGCTACTTTAGGAATATTTAAAATATCCCCGCCGCCTGATAGCATTGATGAGAAATCTAATACTTGATTTCTTAACTGAAATCTTCTTTCAGCATAGTCAAGAATTGCATCTCTCCACATTTCTGGGATGAAATTTGCTGCTGTAGTTTTAGTTACATTAGCCATTTTATTTCACTCCTTATGAATTTCTATAATTATCTACTATTGTCTTCCAGTTTTGTCTTCTTTCATTTTTATCCATATCTTTGAAAGCGTCTTTTTCTAGTGACATTTTAGTAGATGCTGATTCCTGAGTTGCAACTGGCTTAACTTTTACATTCATATCTACAAATTTTTGTAGTTTAGATAAAGGTAAGTCTGATGCAATCTCTTTTTGCTCATCTGATAATCTTTCCATAAGATTCGACCTCATCTCACTTTGAAATTTATCATATTCATCCGCTTTTACTTTGAATTGATCGCGCTCCTGCGATAAGCGTTCAGATAACTCTTTATACTTTTCTTGTTCTTTTAAAGTATTTTCGTCAATCTCTCTTAACTGAGCTTTAAGAGATTCATTTTCTTCGCGAAGTTTCGCTTTATCTTGACGATGTTTCTTGGCTTCATATACTAATTCACCAATATTGTTATCTGATTTGGTTTCTTGAGTCGGCTCTGACTCTGGCTGATCGGTGGTCATATCCTGACCGAGTGTTTTGTCTTCTGACATTAATTACTCCTATACTATCGTTAAATTAATTTTAAAAGGTTTCTTATTGCGTAATAATTTGCGCAAATTCCCCTTTGTATTATTAGTGAAATCGTTTACAAGAATCTTTTCTGTCGATTTCGGTATTCTTCTTTTACCAGAATCTTTTGCATAAACATAAGCTCCTGGCGTACTTGCCTTATGTCTAGATGAAAGACCTCTTGGCAAATCTTCTTTCTCTGGTAAATATGTTATGAACTTATAAATTATCTTTTTTGATGAGGTGCTTCTTTTATCTACCGCAAAACTTTTATACATCTTACCGCTTAAAAAGAAATCTGAATTATCAGGTGCGCCTGGAACTCTTCTTTTTTTTCTTTTTTTATACGCTTCGCTTAATTCAGCAGTCCTATCACCATAGATATTTCTACCGCTCTTTAAAGTATCTCTATGATCTAAAGCCGCCTTATTTCCAGTTTGCACATTTTGCTCTTTGGTTGGAAACATTTTATCAAATTTTGTTTTAGCCATTTTGCCTATCTTCGTAGTATTGTTTCTGTGTTTTCACTCGTAAAGTTCTATTTTTACTCTTATATCTATCTTCAACTCTTTTAAATTCTTTTTTTGCATCATCGACTAATTCTTCATCAACATTCTCAGCTACTTCCCAATATCCACGACAATTAGGTCCACCTCTATCTGAGAAAGCTCCTGGGAAATTAGCTTCTATAGTTTTTCTGTCCATTGCACCAAAGGAAACCATTTTCATACATACATGTCTTGTTTTGTTGTCAATAGGATTTATAAATATATATTTAGTATCTTCTGGTGCAGTATCAGCCATAGATTGTGTCACTAAGTTTGCATAGTCTGCTATCTGTGTTTGAACAAAAGTAGATATACTGGTTGATCTCAAAAAATAATCTCTTAATACCAAGTCTTTAATAGCAGATGCTTCTTGTCCAGCTGATATACCTCTTATTACAGAAAGTTTTACTTTGTCACCTAAGGACAAAGAATAATTACGAATTAAGTTCTCATTTGCTAATCTAAATGCTTGTAATCTAGATTCACTAATTGTTCCAAATAAACGCAGATCATCTAAAACAGAATCAATGCGTAACATGTAGCGCGAAATGGCTTGTTCGATTAGTAAGTCTTGCAGCCAATAATCTGCAATGACTAACCCCCCTAATGCTAAAAGTACAGTATCTTTATCGTTATCTTCTTCTAGCTGAACTGATTCATCTACGAATCTATTAACAGCATCCTCATAAGATTGTGTAAATTCTTCCTGAGCTTCTACAATCGTATCTTGTATAGGCATTATGACCTTAGTCTATTTAATAAAGAATTAGGACTTGGCTGCTCTTCCTCTGCGGGCTGATTTTGTTCTATCAACTCTTGTATCTGTTCATCAGACATATCAGGATTATTATATTTAAACCAATTTTCTTTATTATCTAATCCCTGGTCAAACTTCCATGTCCAGTAATTAATCTCTTCTTGAGGATCTAGGTACATCTTTGGCTCTACAAAATCAACTGAATAGTCTTCAGATATAGATTGCCCTGTTTGTACTTCAATAATTTTTCTATCAATCTCAAATCTTTTCTTTTCAAATACTCTATAAGTATCCTCTGTAGTAGCAATACGCTCTTCCATGTTTTCAATCTCTTGAATACGCAAAGCACTACCACTTGGTGCATTACCATGTGAGTCTGCCCATTTAATTCTTAAGTGATTATTAGACAATGTAGCAGATACATAAAATTTTATACCATCAATAATTTGTGTAATAGATGCGTTTGGTCCAGTAATACCAAAATTAGCTCCCTCTGGTAGATATAATAATTTATCTACGCCAAGTTCAATTCTGCTGGCATCATCCACTCCAGTAACAAAACGAATACCAATAGCGCCAAAACGCAAACAAAGCGCTAATTCTGTCATCGCAATAGAAGTGTGCAAGTCTGCTGAAACAACATCCGAAGCATTCGCAGAATAGAATTGTCCACGAAGCGGCGGGTAGCGATGGGTAAATACTACAGGTAAAATACCATAAGGATTTATATCTCCCTCATTAAAGGAAACTTTATTCCCATTTATGATGCCAAAGTGTTTTCCAGGATAACCTGGTCTATCTTCCGTCCATACTACCATCATATCACTTGCTTCGTCTTTTGAATACCCATAGCTAGGAACAAAATAAGCAATACCAAATGGCTTGTCCTCATAAGGCAAGAACAATGGCTCGAAGTGTGTTAAGTTTTCATATTCTACTTTTTGAGTAGCTTCATCCCATCTAGAACGAAATGCCATACAACCTAATAAATAAGTTAAAGATTCTAATTGTCTTCTTTTGGCATTTAAATCTGCAACATTTGCAAAATCTTTATATCTTTCGTCTGCATTCATCACAGGCGGTCTTTTATAAGTCATGGATCTGGCTTTGATAACACGCCTGGTTAAGTTTTGTGAAAATACAGGTATTTGTTTTAAAGTTTCAGATGAGAAATAACTAGATACATAATCTTCAATATTAATTCCCTCATAAAAATCTAATAACTGATCGATTTCTTTATGTCGTTCTGTTTCTACATAAGAAAAGTGTTCTGATAAAACACTTATAATTTGTTGTTGTGTTGCGTCTTTGACTATTACCATTCTAATGTTCCTGCCTTGTTCTGTTTAATAGGGTAAAGGTTTACTATAAAATATCTTAATACATCTGCATGGTGGTCATTTCTACCATCCTTAAGCGGCTCTTCTTTTAATCGTTGGTCTGTTTTCTTTTCTGGGTATCTATAATTTTCTATACTTGAAATGCTGCCTTTACACTTTTCATCATAAAAAATATGAGCATCCCCCTCGCCATCTTCAAACCATCTGCGGACATGAGCTACCCCATTTGCTATGTTCCTGGAAATCTTATCTCTCTTAAATTGTACATTAATACCATGTCTTCTAAAAATCTCTATATCACCAATACCGCTCTGAGCTTGTACACCACCACCCGCTGGATCACAAAAATATCTGCGCACATCATATCCTCTATTCCAAACCATCTTAGCTAAGTCTTCTGTTTTTACATTTTCTTCATGACATATCTCATCAAATACATAAATGGTATCTATGCCATCCTCATCTTCAGACTTCTTTACCTGAAACCAATTCACACAAGGCATTCTAAAACCAAAGTCAATGGAACAGTAAGTAGGTAAATCGGGATCATAAGTATGGTTTCTAATATGTACGCGGCGGTCAAAATCATATACCTTACCCGCAAAAGAAGTAAATTCAGCACCAAACTCTTGAGCCAGAGTTTCTTTTGTAAGTGTTTTTTTAAGCTCATCTATACTTTCCTTAAAATATGGTGATTCCCAAGATGGATGTTGCCAGGAGTCCCAATCGCTATATTCTTTTCTTTGACCTCTGACATATAAATCATATATCCAATTATATCCCAGAGGGGTAGTTGTAAAAAGACACCATCCCCCCCTGTCTGATAGAGTTGGTCTGAGATACTGTTCCCAGACAATCTGTTTTACTCTAGCAGCTTCGTCAATAATCATCCAATCCAAACCCTCTCCAACTAATGAGTCTGGGTTATCACATGACTTAATCCACAATTCACTATTTAAACCCTGTAATTTTAAATAATATATTTGTCCTGAAATCTCTTTTTTAGCTGCAATCGGTAATTTCAAATTCAAAATAACATATTCTTTAATTAAACGAGCAACTTTATCGCACAATTCATAATTAGGAGCAACCACCCACCCCCTAGTGTTAGGGGTGAGCAAGTATGGTAATGCTTCTGCCGCAGCAGAAAATGACTTTCCTGATCTACGCCCCTGAATATTTACTCTAAATCTAGCAGTAGAATCATGAACATCTAATTGATTCTGTGTAGGGACATAATCTATCAGACTCCAAAGCTTTCTTTTATTCAGTATCTTTTTCAGCATCTTTTATAGGGTTATCCACATATCCACATTCTTTTAGTATTGTTTCTAAGTTTCCACTAAAATCAACCTCTTGTTTTTCTGATTGTCCAAGATATTGTTTACCTAAGAAAATCAAAAGAGCAGTATTCCCTAATGCTGCGTGCTTCCATTGAAGCTGACGAAGTTTAATCTTCATCTGTTCTTTACCAGCTTGTAATTCTGATTTGTATTTTTTTCTGATCGTAGACTCATCACAACCAAAGAATCTAGCAATCTCTACTGTGCTACATCCAAAACTGGCTAATAATTCTACTTTATTTGAATCTATGTCTAATATTTTTGGCATTAAATTTTCTCAATTTCTGTTTTATGCTTTTCTTCTTCATCCCAAACAAGCGTTTAGGTATAAAATTTCTTGCTGTGGTTTTAGTTACATTGCTCATTTATGTCTTTTCTGTATTGGAAAGTTAGCATATAAAGAAGCTCCTTTATGTTTTTTAAACTTACCACTATGTTTCATTAATGAGAATTTACCACCTTTCTTTTTCATAAAGTGATACCCTCTGGGTGCTTTAACTTTCATTTCTTTTTCTTCCTACCCATTTTCTTTTTCTTTTTCTTTTTTCCAGTATGATAAGGCATACATCCCCCCGCGTTAATTAACTATTCACTAAATATATTTTTAGTTTACATTAAAAAACTTTTCACATTTCATCAATGCTCTGCGCCAATATGTTTTTGCACTACTGACTGATATATCTAAACCCTCTGCTATGTGGGGAAAAGTCATAAGGTTGAGTCTTCTATTGAAAACTTGTCTTTCCCTATAAGACATTTCATCATAAGCACTATGAGCAGCAAACTGCCATTTCCTATCTTTCTCTGGGATTAACCCACTCTGAAAGATTTTTAACTTATGAGCAAATTCTTGACGCAGATCAACTGAGTCTTCTAGCATTTGTCTATTTTTATCAGTTAGCATTTCCCAATCTGACATGTCATTACTTCCTTTACAATGGTGTTGAAAATTTTAAGAGCCAATACCTCGCACACCCCCGCGCCGCCTTGGGTGTTGGCCTTGTAGTTATACATAATATATATTATACGCAATAAGTCCCGACGAAACAAACAGAAAAAGATCATAAACGCGCCAAGATGTCATACAAAAGCGCGGCGGGGGGCTGTTTTCCGCTTGATTCCCTTTTTGTAAATTTAGACAAATAAAAACTTTATTATTTTTTAGGATGTAATGAAATTATTTACTATTTTATTTTGATTGATTACTTAAACAATAAAAAGGATATAATAAAATGAATAAAGAAAAAACATTAACAATTGAACAGATTAGAGAAATACAAAAACAAGAGATCCATAAATTTATAGGCAAATGGGCAACCGCTCTTTTCTGGTTAATTTCGTTTTGCGGTGTTAGTACTATTAGCTTTTCAATGATTGCCGAAGCTTACAATGAAAATTTATTAGAATTAAAGGCGCTAGCTTTTATATTTAATTTCATGGTGAATTGGGGCTTTTATTGGGTTATTAATAACACATTGAAAGGAAGCCAATAATGGACTTAGGACAAAAAGAAAGTAAAATATATTTAAATAACATTATAGCGCGCGGCGACTACACAACAGCCCGCGCGTTATGTGTTGAATATCTTAAAGAGTTTCCAGCGCGCCGCGGACTATCTAAAAGCGGCGCAAATCAAACAACCCAGGCATATATAAAAAACTTTATTTATTTCCTGGACAATCTAAACAATATTAAAGGCCTATATAATAATGGAAAAATTTTATTAGATACCATCTCTATTGAGATTTACCAAACAAAAAATAAAAAGCTTCCATTTATTAATTATAGTAATAGCCCTGTAAGTAATTGCCCTGGCGCTTCGGCGTGTCTTGTCTTTTGCTATTCTTTAAATAGTATTAGATTCCCGGCGGCTTTTACGCGTTGGGCTATTTGCTCAATACTAGAAGCGGAAGCGCCTGAGATATTAACCGAAGCGCTTTTATATGTAGCTAATAAAAAAGCAAATCAAAAAATAATAAAATCCCAGGGCTATATAGATTTTAGACTTTACAATGATGGGGATTTTAAGGATTTAAATAAGCT